AGAATCCCTTACACAGAATTAAATAATATTGATACATACTCTATAGAAGATTTTTTCTAGCCGCAATTTTAGGTAAATACTGAGCATTTTTATATTTTTTAAAATGCTCAGTATTTTTTATACTTCTACCCAGGCGCCCGGTGCGGCCGAGGTTCGGAAATTTTGCGCCTATAGAAATTTTTTTAGCAAAAACCTCCAAATTTGCTTTCTATATATTTTTATGCTATAATATATATAGAAATAATAGTAGAAAGGAGTAGTATAATGAAATATGAACCTATTTTTGAATGGGATGAAACCACAAGAACAGCAGTATGTATTCTAAGCGATGGCGAAAAATTATTTTATGGAACTGCTAATTGCCATTCGGACGATGCAGATATGTGTAGTGAAAAAACTGGTTGTGAAATCGCTTTTAGACGAGCAAAAATTAAATATTATAGATATTATAGAGATTGCTTAAAAGAACGTAAAGCTGCGCTTCATCAATTATATTATTCTATAAATAAAAGTAAGAAATTTAATAAAAAATCTTATGAAAATAGAATGTTACAAAGACAAATTCATATGATTGATTTTGATTTAAATACAGCTTATGAATTGTTAGCTAATGAAGAACAAGATTTAATAGAATATATTAAAAATAAAGATGAATTTTATAAAAATATACGAAAGAATCGAAAAGGCCAAAAGTAAGTAATGCTTACTTTTTAATTTCCATTATCTATGAAGGGCATATCCTGAAGAAGGAGTGGTTATTATAGTCTGGAGTTTCATGTTCGGTATAATTTTTATTGCATTTATTTATCCCATGATTGAATCTGGAGTTAATGTAATAATAACTTATTTAGAAATGGTCAAAGGTAAATTCACTGTTGAAATAACTAAAATGAATTTACAAATTTCAAAACTTGCAAATCCAGAAGAAGAGCAAAGTGTAACTCATGCTATCGGATTTGCAATACCAACCGAAGAAGAGGAAGAGGCATATGAAGAAGATATATAAATTTTATGATACTTGCAGTTTATTAATAAAAGCAGATTCTTTATTTGAAGATGAAGACCATGTAATTATTTCTTCTATTACTTTAGATGAATTAGAAAATATTAAGACTTCCGCAAATAAAGATGCTGATGTAAAATATGCGGCCCGCAGACTATTGCATCTTTTGGATGAGCATCCTGACGCCTATGAGGTATGGATTTTCAAAAAGAGTATGCTTGAGCCAATTATTGAAAAAGACTTGTCAATAACAAATGACACTTCAATTTTAGCAACGGCTATTGATTATGATAAAAATTGCCATCCTGATGAAACAATTTTTGTTACTAATGATTTAGCATTAAAAAATATTGCTAATTTATTTTTTGGAAATGATTCAATTGAAAGTGTCGAAGAAGAAGCTATAGATGATTATACTGGGTATCTTGAAATTACTATGTCAGATGACCTTATGTCAGAATTTTACTCTCAACCATTTACTAATATGTTTAACTTAAAGGTTAATCAATATTTAGTAGTGTCAAATATGGATAATGAAATTGTAGATACTCTTTGCTGGACTGGTGAAGAATATCGGCATCTTAATTATAAAAACTTTAGTTCTCGTTACTTTGGCGACGTAAAACCTTTTAAAGGAGATATTTATTAGGCAATACTTGCTGATAGCTTAATTAGTAACAAAATTACATTAGTAAAAGGCCCGGCCGGTTCTGGAAAAACTTATTTATCTCTTGCCTACTTACTTAGTCAATTGGATAAAGGAAAAATTGATAAAATCATAGTATTTTGTAATACAGTAGCAACTAAAGGATCTGCTAAACTGGGGTATTACCCTGGAACGCGAGACGAGAAGCTCCTTGACTCGCAAATCGGCAATCTTTTAGCTAGTAAATTAGGTGGGCGTTTATTAGTTGAACAAATGATTCAACAAGAAAAATTAGTTCTTTTACCATTGAGTGATATACGAGGTTATGATACTTCTGGAATGAATGCTGGAATTTATATTTCAGAAGCGCAAAATATGGATGTTAGTTTGATGAAACTTACATTACAAAGAATTGGTGATGACAGTATTTGTATTATTGATGGCGATTGTAAAACGCAAGTTGATAGTATTGAATACTCTGGGTCTAATAATGGTATGCGTCGTGCCTCTAAAATCTTTAGAGGTGAAGATATTTATGGAGAAGTTACTTTAAAAACAATCCATCGCTCAAGAATCGCAGAAATTGCAGAAAATATGTAAATTATTAAAGACTTAGAATTTTTAATTCTAAGTCTTTAATTTTTACTAAAAAGAAGGTAAAAAATGGCAAATCCAAATTCACAATATACTTCAAATTTAAATTTAGAATTGATTTATGAAGGAACTAAAGTTGATAATGATTTATTCAATGATAATTTTACTAAAATTGATACCGCTCATGGAAATCATTTTACAGTGGCTTTAATTCCTTTTTCAACCACTCCTACTTTATTATATGACGGGTCTAGTTCAAAGACATATACTGTTGATCTTCCTACTCCAATTATTATTCCTGATGAAACTTGGAGAATAAAAATTTATTATTTTGGAACTGCATGGAATAATTATCCTTCAACCACTACCTCATATACTCATTCAAATCTTGATTTGAATTATTATACTACAAAATCTCGCAGGGAAACAATTAGTTATCCAGAATCTGCGAGTAAAAAAACAGAGTCTGGTGGTTCTCCATATGACAATTATTAGGAAGAAATATTTCTAACAGAAGGTCGTAGAATAGTATTACCGCGTACAGGAACAATTAATGGGACTTGTGTAACTGGTAATACTTTCCAATGGGCAACTTCTACAATAGATTCAGCTACTTATACATCTATATCTATTGTTGGTAGTAATCCAACTTATTAGCCCATTATACATGGATTATATGCCGAATTCACTAAATTCTAAAGAAGGGAGAAGATTTAATTGAAATATAGTTCAAGTAATAAACCATTACAATGTATGATGACAAATAGTACTTGTTATAAAGGTACTACAACAATGACGATTAAAGGTGTTTTATGGCATAGTACTGGAGCAAATAATCCCAATTTAAAAAGATATGTTTAGCCCAGTTCTAATGACCCCAATTATAAAACACTAATCAGCAAGATTGGTAAAAATACCAATAATAGTGATTGGAATCATATTGAACGTGAAGCAGGTTTGAATTGCTGGATTGGTAAGCTGGCTGATGGAACTGTAGCCACTGTGTAGACAATGCCTTGGAATTATAAACCATGGGGTTGTGGTAAAGGTTCTAAAGGGTCTTGTAATAACGGGTGGATTCAATTTGAGATTGACTCTTCAAACAGTCTCCGTATAGAGTAATCTGTATGTTAAAATATGCATTGAATTGCTGGGAACTCCTAAAGCTATATCTACCACAACAGAAAGATGAAATAAGCTTAAATGTGAAGGTTACGAAAGTAGAAAAAAAGATATAGATGGCACAAGGTTAAATCCTAAATGTTTGAATAATGGACAATCAGCAGCGAAGTCTCGAATAGAGAAACGTTCAACGACTATCCCATAAGGGAGTAGATTATATTGTCAAATATAATCGAAGTGGTGCACTCCATTTATTAATGGATGAAGATATAGTCTGTACTTTATTGAAAAATAAAGAGATTAAAAATAATCAAGTATAAAGAAATTTGACAAATTTCATTTAAAAAATACTTTAACAAAATAGATGTGAAGATGATTTAAACGATGAGACCTATTTTAACAAAGTTTATGAAGAAGCTTGTGAAATTACAGCTTATTTATGTAAATTATACAACATTGACCCCAATGGAACTGTGACTTTTAATGGTGTAAAAGTTCCAACAATTTTATGTCACCATGATAGTTATACATATGGCCTTGGCTCTAATCATGCGGATGTTACTCACTGGTTTCCAAAATTTGGAAAAAGCATGGCCACAGCCAGAAATGATGTAGCTAATTTAATGAATGGAGTTACTTCCACTTCTACTTCAGTATCTACATCTACATCAAAAATTACACCAATTAACAAAGAGGAGGATGAAGACATGACTCAAGAAAAATTCAATGAAATGATGACTAGTTATATCAATACTCTTGCGGAAAAAGATGCTACATTTGAGAAAGACGCAATGGAATGGGCTAATGCTAATGGTTTAATTAGTGGCGACGATAATGGTCGATTAATGCCTAAAAAGTTCTTGACTCGTGGAGAAATGGCTGTTATCCTAAAGCGTTACAACGAGAAAAAGTAAATTAATTTCCAGAAAGAAGGATAATTTATGAAAAAAAATAAACATGAATTTTCCAAAGCGCTCTTAATCCAAGAGTCAATATTGATATGGATTATTTCTTTATCCTTCATTATTCTCGCTTTTTACTGCATTAAACAAGGCTTTACTGGCTCTTTGCCATGGCTTGCCGCAATGGTTAGTTTCCCCTGGACAGCTTATGGTGTGAGTCAAGCTTTCTATTATAATAAAGCTAAAGCCGAAAATACTACAGAACATGGTATTGCTTACCATGAAATGATGACATCACGTTCTAGTGATGAAGAAGATTCCTCTATTGATACAGACTATGGAATCTAAAAATATATATATAGGGAAACACTAAAGTGTTTCCCTATATATATATATATATATATATATATATATATAGAATTGAGGAAATAAAATGGCAACATCAAAAACTGAAAACCTTGGATTAAATGTTTTCTCAACTGGAGATAAAATTTTAGCAAGTGAAATAAATACAAATTTTTAGACTTTGGAGGATAATATAGATATGAGTGCTAAAATAGTGGGGACTGCGCATGATGGAGGTAGTGCAACATCATTTACAATTACTTTACCTACTACAGATTATGACTATTTAACAGTAAAGATAGAAAATCCTGTAGTTACTATTGTTTCTAACGTTGGAATAGGAGACTCAGAAATTCCTCCTTATCATATTTATACTATAAAAAAACCTTCTTCTACTTATACTTTTTATTTTAAAAGCTTTGATAATACATTAAGAGATGATGTATATTTAAATAGTAGTTATGCTAATAACCCTGAGATAGGTGCAACAGTAAATTTAAGATCAAATTAGACTGGCACTTTAAATGGATCTAATTTGACTCTCTCAAATTTTAATACAAAGGTATATTATAGTAGTTCCTCTTATGTCAATCCCTATTACACTATCGAAGTAGTCCAATATAAATATAGCTAATCAAATTCTCCAAAGGAGGTAATAATATGTCCGAATTAAATGTTTTTTCTAGCGGACAAAAGATCACAGCGCAAGAAATAAATGAAAATTTTTCAATTTTACAAGGAGGAATTGGTGTGAATGCAAAGATCGTCGGAACGGTACACGGGGGGGGGGCTCCTAATAATAACAGCACATCGCTTTCAGTAACATTACCTACTACAGATTATGATTTTCTTACAGTAAGATTAAAATATCCTGATATGGCAAAATGCTTTGAACCTTATAATGGCAGTAATTATAGTTCTTATGCTGTTGGTGGTTTTGCTTCAAATAGTGATATTTGCACTATAATAAAACCTTCTTCTTCATATACTTTTTATTTAAAAGCTCCTTCAGAATCAAACGATACTTATTATTCGATATATTATGCGGGTATAGCGTTCACATCTTTAGGTTAGAACTATACTGTTGCTATAGCAAATGATAGCAATGTTACAGGGACTCTTGATGGAGCTACTTTAACAATATCGGATCTTAGTCGACGTTCTTATCGTAATTGGATTACTTACACTATCGAAGTAATCCAATATAAATATTCTTAAGGGATAGATTTTACAAATCTATCCCTTAATTTTTTTATCTAACTCTATAGAGTTAGATATTGATTTTCCTAAAAATCTTTGATATAATATATATAGTAAAAGAAGAAGTAAATTTTAAAGGAGAGTAATTCTTATTTGTAATTATAATATTATCCATCTCGATGTAGGTGATACTCTAATTGCTCATATAACTGATGAAGTTAATATAGAATAGGCTAAAGAAATATATGATTATTTAAGTAGAATATTTCCTAATAATAATATATGTATGCTATAGGATTATTTAATTTCAGGATTAACTGTTGTAAAAAATGAAGATTTAAATAAAAATATATTCTTATAGGAGTAATATATGATTATATACACAGATGGTTCTTGTCGAGGGAATGGTAAAGAATCTAATCAAGGTGGATTCGGAGTAGTTGTACTTGACAATAATGAAAATTTAATATACAATTATAGTAAGAGTTGTGAAAATACAACTAATAATAGAGAAGAAATTAAAGCTGTATTATATAGCTTTTTTAAATATGGAGTAAACATTAATAAAGAAGAATTTACTAATGATATTCCTATTGTATATAGTGATTCTAATTATTGTGTTCAAACATTTAATCAATGGATATTTAGTTGGGCGCAAAATAATTGGATTAAATCTGATAAAAAGCAACCAGAAAATCTTGACTTAATTCAAGCATATTATGATTGGTATCAAAAAGGTTATAGAATTGATTTAAGAAAAGTAAAAGCTCACACAGGACAAAAGGATTTTAACTATTATGCAGACATGTTAGCTACTGGAAAAATGAGTTCTGAAGAGGTGAATAAAATAAATGGATAATAAAAAATTATATGATGAAAATTCAATCGTAAGTCTTGATCCAAGAGAATTTACTAGACTTAGACCTGGCGTATATGTTGGCTCTACTGAGTATTCAACTCAACTTTTAATTGAAATTGTATCTAATGCAATTGATGAGTATAAAGCTGGACATGGAGATACTATTCAAGTTGCTGTTGGAGAAGATAACAGTATTCGAGTAGAAGATAATGGCCAAGGTTTTTTGATTAATTCCAAAAGAGAAGATGGAAAAACCATTCTCGAAGCAGCTTTTAGTGTTCTAAATACAAGTGGTAAGTATAGTGAAGATGGCGTTTATGAAGGTACAGCTTTAGGCTTGAATGGTATCGGTAGTAAATTGCCAACTTTTTTGTCTCATTGGCTTGAAGTAATTACTTATAGAGACGGACAATTTGAACAAATCACATTTGAAGAAGGTATTTTTAAGAATAGAAAAGTTGGAGAATGCTCTGATAAAAATTCTGGTACTATAGTTCATTGGTTGCCTAGTGAAGAGTTTTTTACTCATATAGAAGTCGATAATAATGTTATTAAAAATTTATTTTCAGTATTAGTTTGCTTATGTCCTGGATTAAAAATCGTTTATGAAGAAAAAGGTAATAAAACTGAATATTATTCTAAAAACGGTTTGAATGATTTGGTTGACAAAGCTGTCCAAAATAAAGAAATTCTTAGAAATCGTTTTTCTATGAATTTTTCTGAAGGTAAAAATAAATTAGATTTAGTTCTTACTTATACTGATTCTTATTCAGCTACTATTGTTCCTTATGTAAATACAGGCTTAACTGATAGCGGTCCTCATATTACACAAATTAAAACTCTATTAACCAGAGAGATGAATAAGTTCTTTAGAGATAAAGGATGGCTTAAAGATAAAGATGAAAACTTTTCTGGTGAAGATATAAATGAAGGACTTTATATGGTATTTAATATGACAGCTCCAGGAGTAGCATATGACGCTCAAACGAAATCCAGAGTAGTTAAGCTGGATACGCATCCTTTTACTGCAGCCATTGTTGAAGAATTGCAATATTGGCTTGCCAATAATGAAAAAGAAATTAAAAAGATAGCGGAAAAGGCATTAAATGCACGCAAGGCTCGTGAAGCTGCTCGTAAAGCTAGAGATTTGGCGCGAGGAGTTAAAACTAAAAAAGAATCAGGATTAAAAGCAAAAATGCAACTTAGCAATAAGTTTATTGATTGCTCTAATAAAAATCCTAATCAACGCAATTTACTTCTTGTAGAAGGACTGTCCGCAGGATCTGCCGCTGTTGAAGCTAGGAATCCTAAAACTGATTGTATTTATATGTTAAGAGGTAAAACAGTGTCTCCGCTAAAACAAAGTGTTGATAAAATTCTAGCTAATCAAGAGATGAGCGATATTATTCGTGTTATCGGCGCAGGATTTAACAATGATTTTGAAATTGATAAAATGAATTTTGATAAAATTGTTATTACAAGTGACCAAGATGCTGATGGCATGAGTATTGAATTGCTTTTGACTACATTTTTTTACACCTATATGCGTCCTCTAGTTGAATCTGGTAAGTTATATAGAGCTGTTACACCATTATATATTATTCGTCAAAAAGGTAATGAATATTACTGTTATACTGATGATGAGCTTGAAGAGTGGAAAAAATCTCATAATGGCAGTTTTGATCTTCTTAGAGCAAAAGGTTTAGGAGAATTAAATGCGGCTGATTTGCAGAAAGTATGTTTTGAACAAGAAAGGTTTAAACGTATTACTGTTTCAGATGCTAAAAAAACTACTCAACTATTGGAAGTTCTCATGGGTAGTGCTGTTGAACCTCGCAAGAGATATATTTATGAAAATGCTACAGAACTTGGATTTAACTTTGATTAAGGAGAAAATATATGAGTCTAATAACAGAAGTAGATATTCTTGATGAAGCTAAAGAAAATTTCTTGACATATGCAGAAGAAGTCTTAACTGATAGAGCCATTCCAGCTGCGGAAGATGGTCTTTTAAGTGCTCAAAGAAAAATTCTATGGACAATGGAAGATTATCTTAATATGAGCAATAAGAGTAAAACAAAAAAGTGTAATGCGATAGTAGGATCGACTCTTTCAACATCATACTATCACGGGGATGCTTCTTGCTATGGCGTTCTTTGTAAAATGTCTCAAGAGTATCTTATGAGGTATCCTTTAATTCAGGGGCAAGGATCTCTTGGAACGCAAGAAAATAATGAAATGGTCGCGTCCAGTCGTTATACAGAGGCCAGACCTTCTGCATACGCTGATATTATGATGAACGACTTTAAAAAGAATGTTGTTCCTCTGAAAGAAACGTATAATGGAGAATTTATGGAACCTGTTGTTCTACCTGCGCTTTTCCCTAATGCGATCTGTAATGGCAGACAAGCGATCGGTATTTCCATGGCACACAACAGCGCACCGCACAATTTAACAGAAGTATGTAATGCAGCAATTGCATTAATCCAAAAAGGAAATTTAACGGTTGATGAAATTCTTACTTATATTCCTGGCCCCGATTTTCCTCTTGGAGGCACTATTTTAAATAAAAAAGATATTAAAGAAGCATTTGCTACTGGTAAATCCAATGTTTCTTTAAAAATTCAAGGCGATTATGAAATTGATGGCCAAAAAATTATTTTTACAACAATTCCATATAGAACTTATAGAAATAAAATTAAAGAGCAAATTGAAAAAAATATTGATATATTAAGCGAAATTATTGATGATTTTGATGATAATTCTAATATTGGGCAAAATAGATTGGTATTTTATGTAAAAGACGGCATTTCACCTGCTAAAGCTATTAATAAATTATTCGCTTTAACAGATTTACAAACCACTTTGTCATATAATATGAACTATATTGTTAATGGCACTCCTAAATTATGTTCTATGTTAAACCTATTACAAACTTATATAAATCATCAAGAAAATGTACTTATTAAAGCAACTGAATTTGATAAAGAAAAAGCTGAAGCAAGAGCACATATTTTAAAAGGTTTGATTGCTGCAGTTGATAAAATTGATGAAGTTATTAAATTAATTAAAGAATCTGCGGGAAGAGCTGAAGCTAAAGAAAAGCTAATTAGTTTTTTATCTATTGATGATATTCAAGCAAGCGCAATCTTAGATATGAAGCTTGGTAAACTAACTCGAATTGATAAAGAAGAATTAGTTAATGAATTAACTGAAAAAGAAAAATTTATTGCTTATTGTATTGAAGTTCTAACTAATAAAGAAATTAGAAATCAAGAGTTGATTTCTCGTATTACTAAATTGCGTGATACATATGGTGATGAACGTAGAACGAAAATTATTCAAGCTGAGACTCCAAAAGATGAAGATGAAACTGCATATGTTGAACCTGAAAAGTGCGTTGTTGTAATGACAGAAAGCGGTTTAATTAAGCGTGTGCCGACCGCATCTTTCCGCACTCAGCGTCGCAATGGCAAGGGTGTCCGCACGCAAGATGATATTACATCTATGGTTATCCGCACTAATACAATTGATTCGCTAATGGTATTCACTGACCAAGGAAGAATGTATCGTTTACTTGTAAATGATATTCCTGTTGGAAATAATACGGCAAAAGGCCAATCTATTAAGTCTCTAATTGCAATGGAAACAGATGAAAATCCTACTGTAATTTACTCTATTTACAGAGATACAGATGCTAAATATGTTTTATTTACAACAAAAAATGGTCTTGTCAAGAAAACATCTTTGGATGAATATGTCAAAACTAAGAAAAAGACAGGTATTGCTGCCATTAATATTAAAGATGGTGATGAACTTGTTTCTGTAAATTTAATTAAAGATGAGCCTATTATAATTATCACTAAGAACGGTTATGCTATTAAGTTTAATTCTAATGAGATAGGACAAACATCTCGTACTACTTCTGGAGTAAAAGGTATTAACTTAAATGATGATGATAGTGTTATCACTACTTTGGTAGTAAGACATAATAGTGATAATTTAGCAATTATTTCTGAGCAAGGTCTTGGTAAGCAATTCGCTTTAAATGAAATTACTCTCCAGAAGCGAGCAGGTAAGGGATTGATGTGTTATAAACCTTCTACCGCAAGTGGCAATGTAGCTGCGGCAGCCCTTATTTGTGATGAAGATAATATTTTAATTTGTGGGGATAAGAATTCTTTGTGCATTGCCGCTAAAGAGATTCCTACTCTTGGAAGAGCTTCTATTGGGAATCAATTAATCAAGAGTAATAAAGTTAAATCTATTAGCAAAGTATAATCGTAAGGGGAAGTGTTTGTGCTTCCCCTTATTGATTTTTCTAAAAAAATAAAGTATAATATATATATGATTAAAGAAGAAAAGGAAAAAAATCATATGGAAGTCTTAGATAAATTAGTATCTTTAATTGATTATTTGAATGCGCGGACTGCAGAATATGATGAAGGACATCCTACAATTTCTGATAAAGAATATGATGATAAGTATTTTGAACTTGTCGCGTTAGAGACTAAATTAGGATGTACTTTTAACACTTCTCCAACACAAAAGATTATATATAATACAGTAAATGCTCTTGAAAAAGTTGAACATAGTCATCCTATGCTTTCTCTTGACAAGACTAAAGATATTGAAGATGTAAAATCTTTTGTTGGTAAGAACACTATCCTTGCCATGTGTAAGATGGATGGTCTTACTTGTTCTTTAACTTATCAAGGTGGAAAATTAGTAAAAGCAGAAACTCGTGGTAATGGAACTATTGGTGAAAATGTATTACATAATGCAAAAGTAATTCCTACGATTCCTAAGTATATTCCGTATAGAGATACATTAGTTATTGATGGAGAAATTATTTGCACTTGGGATGATTTTGCTGATTTTTCTAAAGACTATAAGAATCCTCGTAACTTTGCGGCAGGAAGTATTCGGCTTCTTGAAGCATCAGAGTGCGAAAAACGCAAATTGACTTTTGTCGCTTGGGATGTAATTGAAGGGTTTAATGAACATAATAGTTTATCTGAAAAGTTAAATTATCTTCAGGCTCTCCGTTTTTTAGTGGCACCTTTTATTAAATTTGCAGAAGATGTTGTTAATGAAGTAGTAAATGCTCCTAATATGATTATGTCTTTGGCGCAGATTAAAAAGTATCCCATTGATGGTGTAGTTTTTAAGTTTGATGATATTGAGTATGGAAAATCTCTTGGTTCTACAGCCCATCATTTTAAAAATGCTATTGCTTATAAGTTCTATGATGAAACTTATGAAACTAAGTTAATTGATATAGAATGGACTATGGGAAGAACTGGAATTTTAACTCCAGTAGCAATTTTTGAACCTATTGAAATTGATGGTTCTACTATTGAAAGATCAAGTTTACATAATATTAGTATTATGAGAGAGACTTTAGGTAAATCATATAAAGGCCAAAAAGTATGGGCCTCAAAAAGAAATATGATTATTCCTCAAATTGAATTTGCCGATAAAGAAGAGCCTAATATTTCAGTAGAATACTTTGAAATTCCTCAAATCTGTCCAATTTGCGGCGGTAGTGTTGAAATCCAAGAGTCAGATTCTAGTACAAAAAACCTTGTTTGCGTAAATCCGCAATGTCAAGGAAAACTTATTAATCAACTTGACCATTTTTGTGGAAAAAAAGGATTAGATATTAAAGGTCTTTCTCTTGCAACTTTAGATAAGTTAGTTGATTGGGGCTGGGTTAATAATATTTCTGATATTATGATTCTTTCTAATTATAGAAACGAATGGATTCAGAAGCCTGGCTTTGGAGAAAAATCTGTAGATAAAATTCTTGACGCTATTGAAAATGCAAAAAATCCTACTTTAGATACTTTTATTGCAAGTTTAGGGATTCCTCTCATTGGGAGAACTGTGTCTAAAGAGTTGATTAAGCATATTGATAGTTATGAAGACTTTGTCCAAAAGGCGCAAGAAAAATTTGATTTTTCTGCATATGATGGATTTGCGGAAAGTAAAACAAATGCTATTTGGGAATTTGATTTTACAGAAGCTAATAAAGTTTATCAATATCTTTCTATTGGAACAGTAGTTACCAACACAGAGCAATCAAATAATTGTAAGGATTTAAAGATTGTAATTACTGGGAAACTCCAACAATTTAAAAACCGAGATGCTTTAAAAAAGTACATTGAAGAGCGTGGAGGCAAGGTAGTAGATTCTGTTAGCAAAAATACAACTTATTTAATTAATAATGATGTAAATTCTACTTCGTCCAAGAATCAAACTGCTAAAAAATTGGGAATTCCGATTCTCACAGAACAAGAATTTGTTGAAAAATTTTCTTAAAATTCTTGACTTATAAAAATTTTTTTGATATAATATACTTGTAAATAAGGAAGAGAAAAAAATTCTATGAAAAGAAAAGAGTTAAAGAATTTGGCCTAGCGTATTGCAAAGCTTGAGATGATTGTTCAAACTAGTAATGATACAAAGGCTATATCCAAGGCTCAAGAAGACATTATGGAATTGTCTGGCCATGTTCATGCAATTGAAGATATGATTCTTGTTGATGAAATGGTTCAAGAAATTTTAGAAAAAAATTCTTGACTTAGAAAGAATTTTTTGATATAATATTTACATAAGCTAAAAAGCAAATAAATAATTATTAAATATAAAAAAGGAGAAATTTTACAATGGCTATGAAGCAAAACAGTAAGCTCGTACTTAATTATCTGAAGGAAGTTAATGGTTCTAATGTGACTGCGGCAGATGTCGCTGAGGCTCTGGGTCTTGAGAAGCGTTCTGTTGATGGTATTTTCACCTCTGCTATTCAGCGTAAGGGCCTGGGCGTGCGTACTCCCGCTGAGATTGAGCTGGAGGATGGTACACATAAGGCAGTGAAATTCTTGTCTCTGACTCCCGCAGGTCTGGCTTTTGATCCCGATGCGGCTGATGCTGAGTAATTTTTAACATAAATTTAAAAGGGAGTAGAATAATTTAATTCTACTCCCTTTTACCTTCTAAGGAGAAAAAATTGATTGGAATAATTTGTCTGTTGATTGGACTTATAATAGGCGCGATTGTTGTATATACAATTCAACAGCCAAAGGTGAAAACAACTTAGAAACTTGATACAGAGATAATAAAATAGAATCAAGCTTTATAGGTTGAATTAGCGTCTTTGAGTACTAAAAAAGAAGAAGTCCAATCAAGCATTTAGTCTTTAAAAGAACAAGCAAATACTGCTGCTGAAGAATTTAATAAAAATGCAAAAGAACTTGCAGAAGAAAAATTTAAAAAACAAATTGCTTCTATGGATAAAGCTTGCGAAATTCATTAGAGAGAGTGCAATTCTCAATATTTGGAAATTCTGGAAGATTTAGCCAGTAGCACCCAAGAGAAGATTCAATTTTATAAAGATTCAGTTATAAATTATGAAACTACTATAAAATAGCTTGAATCAAAAATTAAAGACCAAGAAGCTATTATGTCTGCGGCAGTCGCTGTAAATATACGAGCCGCAGAAATGGATAATAAACAAGATTTTTACCGTTTAAATCTTTCTTCTGAAGATATAAGTGAAATTAAACGATTAAGAGAAGTAACTCCTTATTTAAGGAATAGTGAACCTCTTAATAAAGTAATCTGGAAAACTTATTATGAAAAAGCTTATACTGATTTAATTGGACGAGTTGTTGGTTCTGGAATCCATACTGGTATTTATAAGATAACCAATATTGAAAATAAGATGTGTTATGTCGGATAGAGTGTGGATATCGCCGAACGGTGGAAGCAGCACATTAAGCGCGGTATTGGCGCAGAAGCCCCAACTCGCAATAAATTATATCCAGCTATGCTTGCTATTGGAGTTGAAAATTTTACTTTTGAAATTATTGAAGAATGTGATCGCTCTTTATTAAATGAAAGAGAGCAATACTGGCAAAACTGTCTGAAAGCTAAAGAATACGGGTATAGTATAAAATAAAGGAGAATACTATATGTATAGAATCATCGATAGCCGAGCTTCTGGAAAGACAAGTAGATTAATGCTTCTTGCAAAAGAGAGTAATTCTATTATTGCGTGCAGTAACCCATATGCAATGGAAACTAAGGCTCATGCGTATGGTGTTACAGGTATTAATTTTATTTCTTATGAAGATTATACTGCGCATAACTATCCAGAAGATAGCTCAGTACTTGTAGATGAATTAGAATGTTATGTACGTTCTTTAGGAAATAATTTAAATGGATATACATTGAGTAATGAGGATTGAGAAAATGGTATTTAATAATGTAAGAGTATATAATTTTGAAAATGCTTTATACGGTATGCGCAATCCGAAGAATAGTTGGGATTTATCTGATAGTACTTTTGGATTGTGTCAATATGATTTTATCCCTGGGATTATTGAAGATATGTGGTCTGCATATAATGATAATACTCCTATGACTGATGAAGATTATTTAGAATATGAACAAAATGTACTTATTCATAATGATGAAGATATTTGGGAATTTGCGGCTATTGGACCAAAAGATATGAAGCTGGCGCAAACTCTTATTAAGTCTGGTCCTGAACATCGTAAGTTTTTACGCCAGATTTTTGTCACTGTTGATATCACTGCACCGATTTACTGGTATTAAGAGAAATTCTTTCTGCCAATGAAATGCTTTTCCTATTAACTGATAGGGGTTATCTATTTAGATAGCTAACGGGGAACCACCCATTGGAATCCCGTGGGACTCTTTGTTTAAAAAAACAAAGGGCCTGTAGAGACTATTCCCTAGGCCTTCTGGGCGGGGAAGTAGGGCTGTTATTAGTACACAGCAAGATTTTAGGAAACGAAGTCTTTGAAAACCGAAATGGCATCCTTCTATAATAATAGGAGTAAAAGATAGTCCACAAATGGGAAGGAATTTGACACCTACAAGATCGGAACAACCGCCAACAGCACCTCCACGATGCACAAGTTAAGTAGCAAGCCTATCACTATTGATTGTTTTGAAACAGATGATTATGATAAAACTTTAGACATGATTGATGATTGTCAACTTGGGACTAGAGTTAATTGTTTTATTAATGACCTTGAGCAACTTCGTCAAAAGTATTTAATGCTAAAAGATGAGGATCCTGTTAAAGCTAAAAAATATTGGAAAGAACTTGTGCGTTGGCTCCCTGAGAGCTGGCTCCAAACTCGTACAGTTACTATGAATTATGAAAATCTTTTGGCTATTTGTTCCAAGAGCCAGCGTAGATTTCATAAATTAACTGAATGGTCTGGCACAGGAGATACCCAAAGTTTTATTAAATTTGCTCGCACTTTACCGTATGCTAAGCAATTTATTTTTATTGATGAAGAGTGAAGCAAGTGTATATGAAGTATAATATTGATTTTTTTAATTAAAAATAGTATAATATATATATAAGGTAAAGAAAGCGAGTAATAAAAAATGACAAAAAAGCAGAAATTTATTGAAACACTTGATAATAATTTTTTTTCACAGATTGATGTAAATGATATTGACCCTGATGTTCTCGCTTATTGGGAAGCTTTTAAAGGTGTTGGAGAAACGGCAAAACCTATGTTTACAGATAATGGAAAGCTGATTCTTCAGTATATGCAAGATAATCAAGATACTCCTATGTGGAAGGCTAGAGATATTGGAGAGGGTCTATTTATTTCTTCTCGCGGTGTTTCTGGTGCAATGCGCAAGCTAGTCACTGATGGTTATGTTGAGAAGATCGGGAAAGACCCGACAGTTTATGCGTTGACAGATAGTGGAAAAACTGTAGAAATTGTTTAAATTATTTATTTTAAAGGAGATTATTTATTTATGTCTAAGAATTTTATTAATCGTAGTCATATCGAAGGCGTCCTGTATGAGCATGATCTGGCTCTGAAGACTTCTGGCCCTAATTCTAAGAATCCTGGCACTGAATTTATTTCTGGTACTATTAGTATTGCTACTGATAATGCTGGTATTAATATTGTCCCTGTTCATTTTACTTATGTAACTGCAACTACTTCTAAGGGCGCAACAAATGCAACATTTACCACCTTGAAGAATATTATTGATGGTGTTATCGGTACTAAGATGAAGGATGGTGCTGAGAAGGCTGGTAAGGTTCGTGTTGATTCTGCTCTTGGTTTGAATGAGTTCTATTCTGACCGTAATGGTAAGGAAGAGCTGGTTAGTGCTAAGCGCAATGAAGGTGGTTTTGTCCACACTTGTGATACTCTTGCAGAGGATGAAAAGACTCGCAATACTTTTGAGTGTGATATGCTGATTACTGGTGTCACTCATATTGATGCAGATGAAGAGCGTGAAACTCCTGAGAAGGCTATTGTTAAGGGGGCAATCTTCGATTTCCGCAAGTCTCTGCTTCCTATTGAGTTTTCTGCCATTAATCCCAATGCTATTAATTATTTTGAAGATCTCGGCGCAACTTCTGCTGAGCCTGTTTTGACTAAGGTTTGGGGTCGTCAGATTTCTGAGACTATTGTTCGCAAAATCACTGAAGAGTCTGCTTTTGGAGAGGCTTCTGTGCGTGAAGTGCGTAATACTCGTCGTGATTTTGTTATTACTGGTGCAGCTAAGGATCCTTATGTATGGGATGACGAGTCTACTATGACTACGGCTGAGTTGAAGGAAGCTATTGCAAATCGTGAAGTTTATCTGGCAGGCGTTAAGCAGCGTCAGGATGAGTATAAGGCTTCTAAGCAGGGTGGAGTTGCTTCTGCTCCTGCACAGGGTGGATTTAATTTCTAATTAACTACTAAGAGATAGCATAATAAAATAAAATTTTATTATGCTATCTTATTCGCAGAAACATAAATAAAGAACGGAGAAAGATACAATGGCGATTAATTTAAAAGGTATTCAACCTCATAAAGTTAGTAGAGATTTAAGTGGATATATTACTTATATTTATGGTGCTGAGAAAAGTGGTAAAACGACTTTCGCATCTCAAATGCCAGCCCCTCTGATTCTAGCATTCGAGAAGGGATACAACGCACTGCCTGGCGTAATGGCCCAGGATGTTACCACCTGGGGCGAGATGAAACAAGTTCTTAGACAACTTAAAGACGAAGATGTTAAGTCAATGTTTAAATCGGTGATTATTGACACTATTGATATTGCGGGTGGGCTCTGTGAACGTTATGTCTGTTCTCAAGCAGGAGTTGATGCTATTGGCGATATCCCTTATGGTCAAGGTTGGACGCGTGTAAAAAAGGAATTTGAAGATACTTGTCGTGCTATTACTCAGTTGGGATATGCTTTGGTTTTTATCTCTCACTCTAAGGATAAAACTTTTAAAGCAAAGAATGGCATTGAATATAACCAAATTGTTCCTACTTGTCCCACTTCTTTTAACAATATTGCTAAAGATATGGCTGATTTGTATATGTATGCTGAAAAATATACAGGTGAAAATGGTGAAGGTAAAGTTCGATTGGTAATGCGCTCTCCTGACAATAGCGCAGAAACTGGTTGCCGTTTTAAGTATATTAAGCCTATTATTGAAGATTTTAATTATGATAATGTTGTTCAAGCTTTGAATGAAGCTATTGATAAAGAAGCTGCTCTTAATGGTGGTAAGTATATTACAGATGCACGTGAAAGTATTGTTACTAAAGCAGAATATGATTATGATGCTTTGATGAATGAGTTCCAAGAGCTTGTTGGAACTCTAATGAACAAGAATCCTTCTTATTACAGTCCTCGTATTACTCAGATCGTTGATAAGTATTTGGGTAAGGGTAGAAAAATTTCTGATGCAACAATTGACCAAGCTGAATTAGTCAGTCTGGTAGTTACTGAAATTAAAGATGAACTTCTCGCAACTGAGAAGTAATATAAAAATCAAGTCGAGGTTAATCGCCTCGACTTGATTTTTATATAAAAATATAGTATAATATTTATATAAGAAATAAGAAAGGAGGGTAATATGGCTCACGTTGTAACTTGTACTTATTGTAAAAATAAATTTGATAGAGATAAACAAAAATATTGTATTGATACAAGGACTAAAGCAAAACGCTATTTGCATTTAGATTGTGCAAGACAATTGTCTGAAGAATTAGGATTACCCTCTCCAGAAGTAGTAAACCCTTTAGATTTTGTTACTTGTATTTATTGTAAAAAGACTTTAAATCGAAATGATGAAGATTGCATTATTATTAGAGAAGGCAATGAAGAAGGAAGCGGAAGATATGCTCATAAGCATTGTAAAGAAATAGAAGATTCAAGAGAAAAAACAGATGAAGAAAAACTAGATTTATATATAATGCAACTTTTTAAAACTGATTATGTCCCAACAAGAATACAAAGACAAATAAGCAATTATATTGCTGATTATAATTTTACTTATTCAGGGATGCATAAAGCATTGGTTTATTTTTATGAAATAAAGGGCAATTCTATTGAAAAATCAAATGGTGGTATTGGTATAATTCCTTATATTTATAAAGATGCTTATAACTACTATTATTCTTTATGGGAGGCGCAACAAAAAAATCAAGATAAGATTATTGAAAGTTATGTGCCAAAAGTAAAAGAAATAGTAATACCAGTTCCGCAAAGAAATATAAAGAAACGAAAATTATTCACTTTTTTGGACGAAGAGGAGGTTGAACATGGCCAGTAAATTTGTAGATACTACTGCTATTATGCAGGTTATTGGCTGTGTTTATAATACGCCCCAACTTTTGGATTTCACAGATAAGTATACAATCGTTGATGAAGATTTCCCAGATGAATTTCATAAAATTGCGTTTGGTGCAATTTATAAATTGCATGAACTTGGAGCGCAAAAAATTACATTGGAAAATATTTCTGATTTCTTATCCAGTCGTCCAAAAAGTGCGGCAGTGTTTAAACAGCAAAAAGGCGAAGAATGGTTGCTTAAAGTATCTGAAGCAAGTATGAGTTCTGCATTTGATTATTATTATAGCCGTTTAAAGAAATTTTCTCTTTTAAGAGCATATGATAATTGTGGCATTGATGTTTCAGATATTTATGACCCAGATAATATTTTTGACACAAAGAAAAAACAATTGCAAGAAGATGTACTCGATAATTCAACATTAGAGCAAATAGCTGATAAAGTTGATGCAAAAATTGATGCTATTAGATTGCAGTATGTAGATGATGAGAACGGTGAAGCCACGCAGGCCGCAGAAGGAATTGTTGATTTAATTAATAGATTCAAAGAGCATCCAGAAGTTGGTGTTCCTTTGTATGGGCCACTTATTAACACAGTTACTCGTGGAGCAAGATTAAAAAAGTTTTATTTGCGGTCTGCGGCTACTGGCGTTGGTAAGACTCGTTCAATGATTGCTGATGCGTGTTATATTGCTTGCGATAAAATTTATGATGAAGCATTTGGATGGATTAGTTGTGGAGTTCGTCAACCAGTTCTTTTTATTACAACAGAACAGGAGTTAGACGAAATTCAAACTATGATGCTTGCTTTCATTTCAAATGTAAATGAAGAACATATTTTAAATGGTGAGTATCAAGGTGATGAAGAAGAACGTGTCTTTAAAGCGGCAGAGATCTTGGCTGGAGCTCCTCTTTATGTGGAAGAACTTCCTGATTTCTCTTTAAAAGATGTCGAAGATAAAATTAAAAAGAATATTCGTGACCATGATGTAAAATACGTGTTTCATGACTACATTCACACCAGCCTTAAGATTCTTGAAGAGATCACTCGTAGGAGCGGTGGAATCAAATTAAGAGAAGATAATATTTTGTTTATGTTATCTACTCGTTTGAAAGATATTTGTAATCAGTATGGTATTTTTATAATGTCTGCAACTCAATTAAATGGGGACTATCAGGATTCTAAAACCCCAGACCAAAATTTGTTGCGTGGCGCGAAAGCTATTGCAGATAAGATTGATTATGGTTCAATTCTTCTAAACGTAAAAGAAGAAGATATTGAATCTCTTGGAAAAATTCTTTCTTCAAGCGTATTTGATAAACCAACCATTAAAATGTCGATTTATAAAAATAGACGAGGAAGATATAAAAGTGTTATTCTTTGGTGTAAGGCAGATCTGGGATGTTGTCGTATTCAACCGATGTTTTGTACGACATATGATTATGAATTAGTTACTATGGATGATATAAAAATTAGATTGCAAGAAGAATCCGCATTTGATTGTGAAGATTAAAGGAGATTTATTTATTATGAAAGCTGGATATATTGAATATAAGATGCCCGTTGAGATGGCTAAAACCTTGCTGAAGAATCGAAAGGGCGATGAAGCAAAGATGCGTCCTAATGACTATTTGTGCAAGATTGTAAATGAGCAGTTTGGTCTGAAAGGTTATTGTACTAATGTTATTCAATACTAATGTTAGTATTTGATAAAAATGAAATACGAGATAGTTTAACTATTAATAATATTTTTGAATTACTTCAAGAATGGGGAGGAGACCCCGAATACACTTCATTCGGGATTCTCTCCCACACTATTTGTCACAATCTTCCAGGAGAAGGAAGTAAAAAACTTTATTATTATGATAATAGTAGATTATTTCGTTGTTATACAGGATGCGATTCTTATTTTGATATTTTTCAATTAGTTATAAAAATTATGGATGTTCAACATAGTAAAAAATTTGATTTAAATGATGCTATTAGATGGATTGCCCAAAAATTTGGTTTGTCTGGTATAGAAGAAGATATTCCAGAAGATAGTGAATTAACTGATTGGAAATTTTTAGCAAACTATGACCGTATCCAAAACGTTGCAATTAAGACAAATGAAATTGTTTTAAAAGAATATGATTCTACTGTGTTAAGTCATTTTGATTATAATATAGCTCTTACTCCCTGGCTAAATGAAGGTATATCTCAAGAAGTAATTAATTTTGCTCAAATTGGATATTATCTTGGTGGTGACCAAATTACTATCCCGCATTTTGATATAAATGGTAGATTTGTGGGTTTGCGTGGCCGCACATTGTGTACTGATGAAGGAGAAAGATATGGTAAATATCGCCCTTTAAAAATTAATCAGATATTATATAATCATCCTCTTGGAATGAATCTATATAATTTAAATAATAGTAAAAATAATATTAAAAATATTGGCAAAGCTATTGTCCTTGAAGGGGAAAAATCTACTTTATTATACCAATCTTATTTCGGAATAGAGAATGATATTTCAGTTGCTTGTTGCGGTAGTTCAGTTTCTGCATATCAGATACAATTACTTTTGGAAAGTGGAGCAAAAGAAATAATTATTGCTTTTGATAGACAATTCCAAGAAATCGGAGATAAAGAATTTGTACATTTAAAAAATAACCTATTAAAATTGCGAGAAAAATATAAAAATTTTGTTACAATAAGTTTTATATTTGATAAAAATATGATTACTGGATATAAAGCAAGTCCAATAGATTGCGGGCAGGAAAAGTTTTTACAGTTATTTAAAGAAAGGATTGTTTTATAAATGATAAGAGGCGGCGTTTGGTGCAGTAATACAATTGATGGAAATGCTCAGTTAGAAAAAATTATTTATCATTATAATCGTATTGGAATTTCTTCTTATGAAGGTCGTGTACAAGGATATATAAAAAGTAAAAATGGAGATTCAATTACTTTTGAAAATGGTGACCACTGGAAAGTCATTAAAGCGGATGAAAGTGGTAGGGGATACAGATTAAATGTTTCATATATCCAACGTGAAATTCCGCAAGAGATAATTAATACAGTTATAATTCCTGCCACTACTGCTTTTCCTTTCCAAGCTTTTAATTATTATTAAGGGCAAAGGAGGGCAATTTTATTGTAGAAAATTTTATATTATTTGTTAGGTGATGCTCTATGAAAGGAGGTTGACATTCCATGGAATATCAACTTATAGCATCCAGCATCCCGCAAGAATTAAGTGCGGTCGAACGGGTGCTAACTAATAGAGGAATCCCTCTAAATCAAATAGAGCATTATTTACACACTACTGATGATGATATCCTTGATCCAACATTAATTTCAAATATAACTGATGGAGCAAGGATGCTTATCAAACACATTGCACAAAAGGACAAAGTTCTAATTCAAGTGGATTCTGACTGTGATGGATTTACTTCCTCTGCAGTTTTAATTAACTATTTGAATTGTCTCTTCCCCGCTTTTGTGCAAAATAATATTTTATATCGTATCCATACGGGGAAGCAACACGGTTTAATTCCTAAAACAGTTGAAGATAATATTAAGTTAGTTATTTTACCTGACGCAAGTGGATAATACTGCTTGTAAACTCCTTTTCCTAGTTATCGCTAGGGGTTTGCGGTTCCATTTTTTCTGTAAAATATTAGGAATAAAATTGGAAATGCGCAAGCTAACGGGGAACCCTAAAAATTTATTTTGAATTCAAGGCAATCCCGTGGGAAAATTTGTTTAATCGCTCCTATTTAAAAATAAAATATAATAGGAGGAATGACTATGAGGCACATTTATAAAATAACAAATATTATAACTGGAAAAATGTATATAGGATATACTTCAAGGTCTATTGAAAGACGTTTTTACGAACATAAGTTTAATGCATATTCTTCTACTTATGAAGAAGATAAATCAGCATTATATTCATCTATGAGAAAATATGGAACAAATAATTTCATAATAGATACTGTTATTGATTTTGATGAATCTGAATATAATTGGCAAGAACTAGAAAAATATTATATAAAAGAATATAATACTTTAGTTCCAAATGGATATAACATCTTAGAAGGAGGAGATATGCCTCCAATCCATTATGGAGATGAAAATAATCAAACTAAAATAAAAGATAAAGATTTGCCAGAATTATTTGAAATGTTAAAAGATACTTCTATCTCCTATAATGATATAGCAAAACATTTTAATGTAAGTGTTTCCCAGATATATATAATTAATTCTGGAAAAAATAGACGTTAGAGCAATATTAATTATCCAGTTAGAAAATATTCTCAACAAGAAGAATATGCTTTATAGGTTATAGAATTATTGGCTAATGATATCACTTTATCAAATTCAAAAATTGCTAATTTGATTCCAAATTATTTTAGAGCAAATGAAATTGCCTCTATTAATAATGGGAAAAAGTATGCTTACTTATGGCAAGGTGATTTTCCAATTAGAAAAGTTTTAGTCCCTAATGATTATGAAGAAAAGCAGAAAGTAGCATTAAATATTTTAAACTTCATAAAAGAAAATCCATCTACTACTTCTATTAGTATTCAAAGAACTCTAGGATATGGTAGAAGAATTGTAGAAAAAACTTTAAAAGGTCAATATCCATACAATTTTTCAGGAATAAATTATCCAATACGATTAAACAAATAAGCCTGTAGAGACTATCCTGGGTGAGACCGGGAGTACTGAAGCTATTGATACGCTTTGGGAAATGGGGTTCTAAATATAATTATATATTTAGTAAAAGATAGTCCAAACTTATTAGAAATAATAAGAAATTTTGAGTAATGATTATGAAGCCCATAAAGAAATGTATGATAGAGGGATTGACGTGTTGGTCATTGACCACCATGAGGCAGATCAAGTATCTAAGTATGCTTGTATCATTAACAACCAACTCTGTGATTATCCTACAAAATCACTTTCTGGTGTTGGCATGGTATACAAATTTTGTTCATACATTGATAAAATTATGAATACCGATTATGCTGACCAGTTCATAGATTTGGTTGCTTTAGGCATGAAATTATCGTGCTAAAACATCTTTTCTGGTTAATCAGCCAGGGTCAATTTTAATTAATTGGCTAACGGGGAAGCCTAAACTAGTAATAGCATGGTAATCCCGTGGCAAGCTTTTATTTCTTTAATTTAAACTATAAAAATAATTGAAGCTGTATCGACTATCCCTTAGGTTGAAATGCTGGGGAGTAGAGACACTATTGATACGTGTTTAGGTTTTAGGAAACGAAGCCTATGAGAATCGAAAGAGATGTTTTGTGATTTTTCACAATAAAATATAGTCAGTGCTTATGGAAACATAAGAGGTCACGGGTGGCCGACATGATGGATTTACGCGATTTTGAAACTCGTCATCTGGTCATGAAGGGTTTAAACCAAATTCGCAATCCTTATTTCAGAGGGATGGTAGATAAACAGTCTTATTCATTAAAAGATGGTATTACCCCTTTTGGAATAGCTTTTTATATTGCTCCTTATGTCAATGCTACCATTCGCGTTGGCACGCAGGATGAAAAGCTCATGCTATTCGAGTCTATGCTTGACTATCGGGGATATGAACAAATCCCATCGACCAAAAGAGGATGTAAGGGTCAAACAGAGACAAGAGTAGAACAAGCTTGTCGTAATTGCACAAATATTAAGAATAGACAAACTAAAGCAAGAGACAATAGCTTGAATATAATCGAACAGATAATTGAAGAAAAAGACTTGTTAAAGAATAAAATTCTTATTGTTAAATTAGATTCTGAATTTGCAACCGATAAAAACCTAACTGGTTTAATTGCTAACCAGCTTATGGCAAAATATCAACGCCCTGTACTTTTATTAAATAAAGTAGTCAATGAAGATGGGAACATCTCTTGGGAAGGGTCTGGAAGAGGATACGATAAATCAAAATTTAACAATCTTAGAGAGTTCTTAAAAGAAAGTAATTTAGTAATGTATGCTGAGGGTCATGCGAATGCGCTCGGTGTAGGAATTACAGATGAAAACTTTAATAAATTTGTAGAATACTCTAATGAAGCTTTACAAGACTTTGACTTCACCCCAAATTATAAAGTTGATTTTATTTATCATATTGATGATATGAATCCATCTGATATTTTAGAAATTGCAAATCTAAAATCAATTTGGGGCCAAGGAGTAGAAGAGCCTCTTATTGCTATTGAAGGAATTAAAGTATCTGGAAACAATATTCGCTTAATGGCAGAAGATCGCAATCCTACTCTGAAGATAACCTTACCTAACGGGGTAAGTTTGTTGAAATTCAGGTCGTCTAAAGAGGAATATAATTTATTATGTTCTGAACTAGGTTGTGTAACCATTAATATCGTTGGTAAATGCGAACGAAATATATGGAATGGTATTGTTAGTCCACAAATTATATTAGAAAACTACGAAGTCGTTGGAAGAACTGAATACTATTTTTAATAACACAATAGACCTAATAGAAATATTAGGAGGAAAAAGTTATTATGATAAGAAAAGTTATTACTTTGATGTTGACAATTGCTGCGCTAATTGGAATTATGTGTTATCCAGTTCCAGCAGTAGAAGCCGCATCAGAACAGACTTCGGAAGCTTACATCCCTTCTGAACCGCTTAAAATTATGGAAAATGAGATTATTGTTCTCAAAAGCAATTCTATTGAATATGTTGATACTGATGATAAAACTCAACTATCAAATTTAATTGCAGAAATGAAACAAAGAAAATCTGATGCTCATAGTTTAGCAGAAGCAGCCAGAGCATTAGGCTATGATGAAGAACATTCAATTATTGTGTTGGCAAAAAAAGAATGGAATACAGCCCATACATATATGTTAAATTATACTACTAAATATAATGAAATTATTAAAAAAGAAGAAGAAGCTGCGGCAGCTGCCAAACAGGCTCAACGGGACAAATATTATAAAGAATATCCAGCAGCAGCTACAATTTGGTTTTATTTAAAGAATCTTGGTTATAATGATTATGTGTGCGCTGGCATCTTAGGAAATATTATGGCTGAAGTAGGCGGTAATACATTAAATATTCAATATTGGCTAACTGGTAGCGGACGTTATTATGGAATGTGCCAATGGAGTAGAGGATATTCTCAAGTGTGGGGAAAGGATTTGAATGGTCAATGTGCTTTCCTTGCAAGTACAATTAAGTATGAAATGAATACTTATGGATATGCTTATGCTAGTGGTTTTAATTATAGTAAATTTTTAGCTTTAACAAATGAACAAGCGGCTGCGAAAGCATTCGCAAAATGTTATGAGAGATGCGGTTCTAGTAGTTATTCTACTAGACAGAGAAACGCTACTGTAGCTTATAAATATTTTACAAGTTAAATATAAAGGGCTATGTAAAAGATTAAGGTCTTTTACATAGCCCTTATTTTTATTTATTGGAGAAAATAGAATCGGAAAGGCGCTCCGGCCGGAGACGAACGCATTAATCGAAATCCCAAATCAAAAATGCGATTTAGAATTTTTAAAGCAAAAACACTTAAATTGACTTTTTACATAAAAAATAGTATAATATATATAGAAAAAATTAAAAGAAGGAATTTAACTATGAATGATTTAAGAAAAGTTGAAAAGAAAATCAAAGGCTATGGATATGATAGTTTATGTTTAAGATATAAGATTGCACGAGAAGCGCAAGCAAGATATGAAGCTTATAATCTATATGATGGAGATGTGGAAAGGTCTATGAGAATAGCCCAACATGATGTACTAAAATTTTATCAGATTCTTGATGATTTAATTGGGGAACATTACTAATGAAAGTTATAAAATTAAAGAGACATGACGAACCTATGTTTCACCATATATTTTGTCCTAATTGTCACAGATGGTTAACTGGGCAAGAATGGGGATGCTTCTTTTGCTGTCAATGTGGGATATCATTAGATTGGGATGAAAAGCCGAGAGAGAAGTTTCAACAGTATTCTATTTCATCTAATCTATATGACGCAGATAAAGAATGTGAAAACTCTCTAAGAAAGGAAGATAACTTATGATTCTTACTAGTAAGCAAGAAGAAGGTTTAAAAACAATCCTTTCTCGCTACAAGGCTGGTGAAAAATACACGGTAATATCTGGGTATGCTGGGACGGGCAAAGCGCAACCAGTATCTACTATGATTCCTACTCCAGAGGGGCATAAACGATTAGGTGATATTCAGCCTGGAGATTATGTTTTTGATGCTGAAGGGAAACCTACTAAAGTTTTAAATATTTTTCCACAAGGAAAGTTAATGAATTATAAGGTAAGCTTAAAAGATGGAAGATATTGCTTTTGTAATGATGAACATCTTTTTAATGTTATTACTGCTAATGGAACTAAAAAAACTATTTCTGTAAAAGACCTTTTAAAGAGTGGGTTAAAATGGACAGGAAATCGTAATAAGTTTTTTATCCCAACTATTTATAAGAAACCAGTAGAATATTCTTATAAAAATTATAGAATTTCCCCTTATACTATTGGAGCTTTTTTGGGAGATGGATGCTGTAAAGAAAGTACATTAACGCTCTCTTCTGCCACGGATGAAATCCCAAAAAAAATAGCTAATTTAGAAAATTTTTCTATTATTAGAGAGCGAGAAGAAAATGGATATGACTGGAAATTTTATTTCCGAGATAATCAAGTAAATAAATATGGTAATACAGCTGTTAGCACTAAAGATTTTTTTAATGAATTTTCTTCTTTTTTAGTATGTTATTCTTATGAAAAAAGAATCCCTGAAGTATATAAATATGGCTCTATAGAGCAAAGATATGAATTATTACAGGGACTATTTGACACAGATGGTTCTATTGTAGATAATAAATATTTTACAACAAGATTAACTTCTACCTCTCTGGGCTTATTAGAAGACGTAAAAGAAATCTTATATTCTTTAGGATTATCTCATTTAACAATAGTGGAAGATAACCGCCCTGAAAAATACACAAAGTCTTGTTATGATTTATATTTATCAATTCCAAATGATGAAAAATATAAACTTTTTTCTCTAAAAAGAAAAAAAGATATCGCCTTAAAAGCTAAAAATCATAATACAAGAACTCGATATGATAGAATCGCGATAACAAATATAGAGTGTTTAGACAAAGAAGAGGAAATGGTTTGTATTTATGTAGACAATCCAGACCATCTTTATCTAACTGATAATTATATTGTAACTCATAACACTACTTTAGTAAATTTCGCTATAAAAGCACTTGATGTCGAACCTGAACAAGTAGCTTATTGCGCTTTTTGCGGTAAAGCCGCAGAAGTCTTGCGCAGTAAAGGTAATGAAGGAGCTATGACTTTACATAGGCTTTTATATGAAAGTTTTCCAAGAGAAGGCGGAGGTTTTTATCGTAAATCAAGAAAGCGCCTTGATTATTCAATTATTGTAGTAGATGAGGTATCAATGGTTCCTAAAACTATGATTGATTTATTACTTCATCATAAAGTTTATGTTATCTTTCTTGGAGACCCTATGCAACTACCCCCAGTAGATAAAGATGAAGCAAATGACCTGTTAGATCATCCTCATGTATTTTTAGATGAAGTTATGCGACAAGCTGCTGAATCTGAAATTATTCAAATGACAATGAAAATTAGAAACAAAGAAGATATTCCTTATTTTAATGGAAAAGAAGTTATTGTTATGCCAAAAGCGCAATTGGTAGATGGATGTTATACTTGGGCTGACCAAATTTTAACTGCAACAAATCAAACTCGTAAATTTATCAATGATTATGTGCGAAAGATGCACGGATTTTCTGGTATGCCGCAAGAGGGTGAACGCATGATTTGTTTGCGTAACTATTGGGAAGATTGTGCTGATTCTGGAGAATCCTTAGTTAATGGCACTACTGGAATTATCCATAACCCAACAGAAGGTGAAATCACAATTCCAAGATGGGTTCAAGTAGATAATCATATTCTTCAATCTATTGATTGTTCATTTGAGGCTGAAGGCGGCTCAATATTTGATGGCGTGCGTATGGATAAGCATCTGATTGAGGTAGGAGATAAATGTGTTGATTGGCGCACTTCGTATCGTTTAGGCCAGTTAAGAAATCGTATTGGTGACATTGTCCCAAGAGAATTCGACTTTGGTTATGCGATTACATGTCACAAGGCCCAAGGTAGCCAATGGGGCAAAGTTTTGGTAATCGAAGAGGGATTCCCAAGAGATAGAATTGAGCACGCAAGATGGCTTTATACTGCTTGTACCCGGCCGGAAAATAAGTTAGTTCTTGTGCGGTGAGGATTGATTTTTATTTAAAAATATGGTATAATAATAATAGAAAAAAGTGAGAGTGAGGGAAGGACTATGAGTACTTATTTTAATTGTCATAATCATACAATGTATTCAAATATCCGCTTACTTTGACTGCATAAATCAGCCTAAAGCTCTTATTGATAAAGCAATTGAATTAGGATTAAGTGGCATCGCAATTACTGACCATGAATGTCTATCCGCACATATGGAAGCTAATCAGTATGCTAAAGAATTGCAAAAAACACATCCTGATTTTACTGTGGCTCTTGGAAATGAGATTTACCTAACTGATGATAGGTCTAGTGGGCAAAAATATTATCATTTCATTCTTATTGCTAAGGATGAACTTGGTTATATGGCTTTAAAAGAACTTAGTACAACTGCTTGGTATAATTCTTATGAAGATAGAAGAATGGAAAGAGTTCCTACTTTGAAATCTGAGTTATCTGCAGTTATGGAAAAATATAAAGGTCATGTTATTGCAACTTCCGCCTGCCTTGGCGGGGAATTGTCAACAAATGCTCTTGCTATGACATTAGCAGAAGAAGTCAATGATATGGATAATGCTCGTTATTATTACAATAATATTATTCGTTTTATTGATTTTTGTCAAGAAATTTTTGATGATGATTTTTATATTGAGTGCGCTCCTGCTAAAAGTAATGACCAAGTGAAAGCGAATCAAAAATTATGGAAAATCGCGCAAGCATATAAAATTAAAATTGTAGCTGGTACAGATGCTCATTATTTGCGGCCAGAAGATAGACCAATTCATAAAGCATATCTAAATTCTAAAGGTGGAGAAAGAGAAGTTGATTCTTTTTATGAGTATGCTCATTTAATGTCATACGATGAAGCTAGGAATCTATTAGGATATGCTTTTTGTGATGATTTGCAAATTGCAGACACTATCTTAAAGAACACACAAGAGATTAAAGATAAAATTACATTCTTTTCTCTCGAACGTAAGCAAATTATTCCAAAAGTGGAAGTAAAAGATTACCCTAAATATAATTCTTATGAATATGATTCGTTTCCAATTATTAGCGGGCTTTTAAATAGTAATAACATACAAGAAAGATATTGGATTAATGAATGTTTAATTGCGCTTAGCGATAAAGGTCTTAATGGGAAACAAGAATATATTGAACGTCTTGAAACTGAGGCTGATGTAATTAAATATATCGGTGAAAAACTTGATGACTGTCTGTTTGCATATTTTAATACTTTTAAGCATTATATTGATTTGTTCTGGGAGTGCGGTAGCATTGTTGGCCCAGGGCGTGGTTCTGCAACAGGCTTTTTATCAAATTATTTATTAGGTATTACTCAACTTGATCCTTTGCGCTGGAACCTTCCGTTCTGGAGGTTCTTGAACAAAGAACGTGCTGAGCTGCCTGATATAGATATTGATCTGGCTCCATCGAAACGTCCAGCTATCTTTGAAGCGATTCGTAGAGAGCGTGGAGAATTCGGATTAGTCCAGGTTGCTACCTTCGGTACAGAAGGAACAAAATCTGCAATTCTAACAGCTTGCCGCGGTTATAGAAGTGAAGAATATCCTGATGGTATTGATATTGATGAAGCTCAATATATGTCTTCTATGATTCCACAAGAAAGAGGATTTTTATGGTCTATTGAAGATGTTGTATATGGAAATGAAGCTAAAGACCGCAGACCAGTAACAGGCTTCATTAAAAAAGTAAATGAATATCCTGGTCTATTGGATATTATTATGTCTATTTGCGGTTTGGTAAATAAACGTGGTATTCATGCGTCTGGTGTTATTCTTTATGGAGAGAACCCATTTGAAACTGCATCTTTTATGCGTGCGCCTAATGGAGACCTAATCACTTGCTTTGATCTTCATAAAGCTGAAGCCGCAGGAGACACTAAGTATGATTTCCTTGTAACAGAAGTTTCTGATAAAATTATTAAGTGTTTTGAAATGTTACGTTCAGATAATGTAATTGAAAACATGAATTTAAGAGATGTTTATAACAAATATATTCATCCAGAAGTGATTGATACAAGTGTTCAAGGCATTTGGGATCATCTTTCTGCCGGTGATGTGCTAGATGTTTTCCAGTTCAGCGGTGGAGTTGGCCTAGCGATTGCTAAAAAGCTGAAGCCACAGAATCCTTTGGAGATGACTGCAGCGAACGCCATGATGAGACTAATGTCTGAAAAAGGCAAGGAAAGTCAACAAGATAGATATGCTCGTATTCAAAAACAAGGTATTGAAGTTTTTGATAGAGAAATGCATCAACATAATCTTCCAGAAGAAATGATTGAAAAGATGCACAAGCATTGCGATAAATATTATGGTTGTTGTCCTATCCAAGAGCAAATGATGGAAATCCTTATGGATGTTGCAGGATTCACTTTGGGTGAAGCAAATGCGGCTCGTAAGATCGTTGCGAAGAAACAAATGGCAAAAATTCCAGAATTAAAAAAGCAGGTTTATGATAAAGTAAATAATCCTATTGTTGCAGATTACCTTTGGGAAGTGGCGGTTGCACCGCAGCTAGGGTAAAATGTTTGCCCTTACACACCTAACCTATTATCATAGGGGTGAATTAATAACCCTTTTTTGGGCTAAAGTTATTAATTTGCTAACGGGGAAAGCTAAGTATTAATGAAGGGAATCATTAATATATGCCAATCCCGTGATAAATGTCTTAATGGTTCCCTTTAATAAATAAAATAAAAGGGGAATATCAAATGATTTTTTATATTTATCAATATACCAATTTAGTAAATAACAAAGTCTATGTAGGATAGACAAACAATTTTTAGAGAAGGGTAAATGAACATAAAAGTTGTTCTTTCAATCCAAAAAGTGTTAATTATGATGATATTATTCACAAAGCTATCCGTAAATATGGATTAGAGAATTTTAATATTGAAATATTAGAAGTTATTAATAACACAGATAGTTATGATTTTGTTAATGAGCGTGAAGCTTTTTGGATTAAAGAAAAAAAGTCTCTTATTACTCAATGGGGATATAACGTTTTAAATGGTGGAAAAAATTGTTGGAAATCATTTTTATCTCAAAATGATGTTAATAAAATAAAAGATTTTATTAAAGAAGGTATGCCTTATAGCGAGATCCAAAAAGCATATCCAATATCTAAAACTTTTATTTCTGACATAAATAATGGAAAAAGTTTCTTTGATGATAAAGAAATTTATCCTTTGTATTCTTATAGAATTTCAAATGATATTTATGATGCTTTAATTGAAGATCTTGTTAAACCAGAGTTAACTTTTAAATAGTTAGCAGAAAGATATAATCTAGGAGAGTCTACTATTAAAAAATTTAATTATGGTACTTTATAGCATGGTTATTATAAAGGAGAATATCCTATCAGAAAAATTACTCCACAAGAATACAAAAGGCAGTAGATTAAATATTATTTATTGAATACAGATTTATCAAAAAAAGAAATTGTTTCATTAACAAATTCATCTGATGAGACTGTTAGAAGAGTAAATATTGGTAGTATTGATAAAGATAACAATTTAAAATATCCATTAAGATAAATATTGTAGAGACTATCCTGGGTTAGACCGGGAGTAGGGTAACTATTGATACGTTACTCGAAATGGTGTGCTTATATTATTAGTATAAGTAAAAGATAGTCCAGTCCTTATAGAAATATAAGAATTACTGATGCATTTAGTCTGAACCACTCGCTTCCTTATAGCTTCGTTGGTATTCAAACCATTTATTTAGCAATGAATTTCAATCCTATCTACTGGAATACTGCTTGCTTAATTGTAAATAGTGGAGCAACTGACGAAGAAGCTGGCGCGAGTACTGACTATGGTAAAATAGCAAAAGCGATCGGGGATATACGTCAAGCAGGTATCAATGTGAGTCTTGCAGATATTAATAACTCAATGTTTGGTTTTACTCCTGATGTGGCTAATAATAGAATCATTTTTGGGTTAAAAGGATTATTAAATGTTGGTGATGATGTGGTTGCAGCAACCATTGAAAATCGTCCATATATTTCGCCAAGAGATTATCTGAATAAAGTTAAACCTGGAAAACAAGCAATGATTTCTCTTATCAAAGGCGGAGCTTTTGATAGCATGATGGATAGAAAAATGTGTATGGCTTGGTATATTTGGGAAACTTGTGATAAGAAAAAGAGAATCACTCTACAGAATATGAGTGGTCTAATTAAGCATGGTATTCTTCCAGAAAAAACAGAAGAGCAAATAATGGCTCGTAGGATTTTTGAATTTAATAGATATTTAAAAGCTGTATGTAAATCTAAGAATTTAAAGTTTAAAGATTATTATATTCTTGATGAAAGAGCATGTAACTTCTTAACTGAATTAGATTTTACTGATGAATTATCTACAATCATGGAAGTGAAAGAACCTGTTTTAAGTATTAAGATTTGGGATAATTATTATCAGAAATGGATGGATATATTTAGAAATTGGATTGCATCTGATAAAGAAGGCATCTTAAATTCTCTGAATGACAAAATCTTTTTAGAAGACTGGAATAAATATGCAAGTGGCAATATTTCTTCTTGGGAAATGGAAGCATTATGTTTTTATTACCATGACCATGAATTAATTAACGTAAATCAAAATAAATATGGTTTTGTTGATTTTTTTAGCTTGCCAGAAGACCCAATAATTGATAGAACATTTATTAAAGCTGGAAAAGAAATTAATATTTATAAGCTATATAAAATTTGCGGCACTTGTATTGCGAAGAATAAAACTAAGAGTACAGTAACTTTATTAACAACTACTGGTGTAGTTGAGGTAAAATTTAGAAAAGAACATTTTACATTATTTGACAAACAGATTTCTGTAAAACAACCTGATGGAACTAAAAAGATAATGGAAAAATCTTGGTTTAATCGTGGTAATATGATTGTTGTTATGGGAATTCGTTCTGGAGATAATTTTATTGCGAAAAAATATAAGAGTTCAGGAGATGTCCATGAATTGTATCATATAGATAAAATCTATGATAATGGCGATTTACTTTTAAAAAGCAATAGAGCTACAGGGGATGAAGAAGATGACATAGAATAATAATTATTGCGTGTATGCGCATATTAATAAAATCAATGGAAAAGCTTATATTGGTATTACAAATAGAGAGCCATAGATTAGGTGGGGAAAAAATGGGCATGGCTATCAACATCAACCAAAATTTTATTATGCAATTGAAAAATATGGATGGGATAATTTTGAGCATTTAATCTTAATAGAGAATCTTACAGAAGAAGAAGCTCTTAATTGTGAGACTGAATATATTGAAGAACTAGATGCAATAGAGAATGGATATAATATTCTCTTACATGGTATAAAATCTTGTGCGGAAAAAAGAAAGAAAAAGATTTATTGTATAACCACTAATACATTATATCCATCTATTAAAGAGGCAGCAGAAATTTGCAATACAGAAGCAACTCGTATTATAGATAATTGTAAGGGTAGGAATAGTGGTACAAAAGGACTTCAGTGGGCTTATTGGGATGAAGAAAAAAATACTTATATAGAACCAGAAAAATTTATTGTATTACCAAAAAGTAATAGTATTGAAGTTTATTGTATTGAAAAAGACATGACCTTTCCTTCTATCAATCAGGCTGCAAAATGGCTTGGTGTAGATGATAACGATTTAAGAAAAGTTATAAATGGGAAAAGGAATGGAATTAGAGGGCTTCATTTTATACGAGCAAATGAAAAAGATAGAATAAATGAAGTAATAAGCAAAAAGAATGGTAACCATAGACCTATTTATTGTGTTGAGACAAAACAAGTATTTGAAAATATGCAAGAAGCAGCAAACTCTGTCGGAGTAACCGCATAGTCCATTATGAAAAATTGCCAAGGCAAGACAAAAGCTTGTAAAGGTTACCATTTTAAATATTATGCAGATCTTTTTAAAAGTAAAGGGGAGAAGGAGGAAGATGGATAAGGTTTGTTTAGAATGCGGCAGACTTCTTGATGAAGACAAAGATTATTGGAAATATAGGAATAAAACTTCTGCTAACGTATGTAAGACTTGTATGGTTTCTCATATGAACTATTCTAATATTGAAACAATTCTTCCTTATATGAAAGAATTTGATGTTCCTTATATACCAGAACATTGGAATAGATATGTTAAAGTGGTTGATAAACGAGATAAGAAAAGTGTTTTTGGCTCTTATCTTGCTTGTATGAATTTATGTAGTTATAAAGATTTTAGATATAATGATACGAGGCTGTTAAATGAAAAAGTATAAAATTATAGCAATAATGGGAAAAGCAGGATCGGGAAAAGATACTCTTCTACATAGTTTGATAAAAGCCCATCCTGATTTCCATGAAATTATAAGTTGTACAACTAGACCTAAAAGAGAAAAAGAGATTGAGGGGATTAATTATTTTTTCTTAACTCAAGAACAGTTTTTTGAAAAGACGATTAATAATGAGATGTTAGAAATCTCTCGATTTAATAATTGGGCTTATGGAACAAGTTATAATTCTCTATCTAATGAAAAGATTAATGTTGGAGTATTTAATCCAACAGGAATCAGGAGTTTATTGGATAATCCTAATATTGATGTAGATGTCTATTATGTGCGGGCCGCAGATAAAACGCGTCTATTAAGACAACTGAATAGAGAAGAGAATCCAGATATTGAAGAGATTATTCGCCGCTATAAAGCAGATGAAAAAGATTTTAATAATCTTGACTTTTCTTATAAAGTGTTGGATAATGAGATTTATGATGACCTCTTGGCTGGTGTTGATGCGATTTTGTCCTCGCTCAAGGGTTAAAGAGTTTAAGGCCAAAAATGTTTAAACAATTTTTAGGGATTCTTATATATTATAAGAATCCCTAAAAAGAAATACAAGATTTAGTATTGGAGGTTAAATATGATTCAAATTATTAAACGAGATGGCAGCCTCGCCAATTTCGATAAAGATAAAATTATCTTAGCTATTAATAAAGCATTTATTGAAGTTGACCAAGCCCTTTATGAAACTGATACGGCAAATGACATTGCCGAAGAAATTTATAATTATATCGCTGCGGCTGATCGTAAAATCGGAGTAGAAGAAATCCAAGATATGATTGAAGAATATTTAATGCGCTCTGAAAGAAAAGATGTGGCGCGTGCATATATTCGTTATCGTTATAAGAAAGAAATTTTGCGTCAGACTAGTAAGACTTATGATGGTATTCTTGAGTTAGTTGAAATGCAGAATGATGAATTAAAAGACGAAAATTCTAATAAAAATGCCATTGTGGCATCTACACAGCGTGATTATATGGCAGGAGAAGTCTCTAAAGATATTAGTCATAGAATACTTCTTCCTTCTGCTGTTGTTAAGGCGCATGATGCCGGGGAGATCCACTTCCATGACATGGACTACTATGCGCAACATATTCCCAATTGCTGTCTCGTTAACCTGGACGACATGCTCCAGAATGGCACAGTAATTAATAAAACTCTGATTGAAAAGCCTCATAGCTTTGCTACTGCATGTAATATTGCTACACAGATTATGGCAGTTGTTGCTTCTGGCCAGTATGGAGGACAATCTATTACACTATCTCATTTGGCTCCTTTTGTTGATATTTCTCGTAAAAAGATTCGTCAAGAAGTGATCAAAGAACAAGAGATTTCTGGGTATTCTGAAAATTTTATTGAAGAATTGACCGAACGCAGAGTTAAAGAAGAAATTAGACGAGGCGTTCAGACTATTCAGTACCAGATTAATACGCTGAATACTTCGAATGGTTAGACTCCATTTGTCACGATCTTCATGTATTTAGGCGAAGTCAAAGATTCTCAAACCAAAGCAGATTTAGCTATAATTATTGAAGAAGTTTTAAAGCAGCGCATTCAAGGTGTAAAGAATGAAAAAGGTGTTTGGATTACTCCTGCATTTCCAAAACTGATTTATGTGCTTGAAGAAGATAATATCCATGAAGATAGTTCTTATTGGTATTTAACCGAATTGGCTGCTAAATGTACTGCTAAAAGATTGGTTCCTGATTATATCTCTGAAAAGATGATGCTACAACTGAAGAGAGATGCCAATGATGAAGGTCATTGTTATCCTTGTATGGGTTGCCGCAGTTTTCTAACTCCTTACTTGGATGGAGACGGCAATCCCAAATATTACGGTCGGTTTAACCAAGGTGTAGTAACTATCAATCTCGTTGATGTAGCTTGCTCTGTAAATAATATAAATGATTTCTGGGTGCTTTTAGATAATAGACTTGAACTATGTCATTTAGCACTTCAAGAAAGACATAAACGTTTAGAAGGGACTGTTTCTGATATTTCTCCTATTCATTGGCAATATGGAGCTTTGGCTCGTTTAGAGAAAGGTGAAACTATTGATAAGTTACTGCATGGCGGCTATTCTACTTTATCTCTTGGATATGCTGGATTGTGGGAATGTGTATACAAATTAATTGATAAAAAATTAACCGAACCAGAAGGAAAAGAACTCGGTTTAGAGATTATGCAAACTTTGAATGATTATTGTAAGCGTTGGAAGAAAGCTGAAAATATTGATTATTCATTATATGGTTCTCCTAAAATTAAAAACGTAGATTCTATGGGAGCTTATACAGTAATGTATAATGAAAAAACTGCCTAAAACGGGGAAGGATAAATTCTAATCCCGTGCTAAATTGCTATTATTCATAAAAAAATAAAAAAGAGGTGAGAAAAATTGTCTATTTATTTAAAAGAATTACCAAAAGATGCTAAAAAAATTAAAGGGGCTTTAAATTGGTGTACGCCAGATGGTATTATATATGGTCAAGAGACTAGAATGGTACCAAATCGTTGGCATCCAGATATGAAAACTCCAACAAAACATTATATGGAATATTTTAAAAATGCTACTACAAAGAATCAAGGATATATTTATGTTACTTTAAAATATATTAATCCTGATGGAACTTATACAAAAAAAACAAGACGCGCACATATTGTTATCGCAGAAACTTTTCTTGATAATCCAAATAATTTGCCTGTTGTAGGACATAAAAATAACATAAAAACAGATAATAGATTAGAAAATCTTTATTGGACTACTTATCAAGAAAATACTAAAAAAGCAGTAGCAGATGGATTATTAGTAAATGATAAAGGTTATGATGATAGTCAATCTAAACCTGTTATTATGTATGATACTTATACCAATAAAGAACTTGGAAGATATGGGTCCATCTCAGAAGCTGCGAGAATTACTGGATGCCCTAAAACAACAATTGGACGTCAAGCTAAGTATAAACGTCCAGTGCGCAAACCCTGGTATTTTAGATACCAAGATGAATTTGAATAATAGCATAAATGTGTAGAGACTATCGAACGGTGATAAGCCTAGTAGAGTAGCGAAAGCGAAAGAGCAGTTTCCTTTGAGAAAAAGGATAAAAAGATAGTCCA